TCCGCCACTTCCGCCGCCGTGGCTGTATGGCGCTTCACAAGCGATGCGCGAAAATCCGCGCATCGCGTGTGAAGTCCCTTGGCATTCCACGTCGACGCCATCGCGCGCGATCAGGTGTGCATCAGCTATTGATGCGCGTGGTGAGCACGTTGAACTTGCCCGAGAGCGTGATGATCGTCGGCGCCTGCCGATTGATCTGGAGCGTGCCGTTCGCACTCTGCCGCGCGTCGACAATGTCGAAGTAAATCCGGCGGCCATCGAAGAGCGTGCCCGACACGCGGTAGGCGAGGTAGCCCTGCGTGTTGATGTTGTCTTGTCCTGCCGTCAGCGCGTACGGATCGGCCGTGGTGCCCGCGCCGGTTTCCGCTTCGGTGATCCCGAAGAACGCGGCCAAGTTCAGGTTGTTCATCCCGATGAGCGGGATTTCAAACGAGAGCTCGACCGGGCTCGCGTATTGCGCGATCGGCGTGTTCGAGATCGCGGACATGATGGCGTTGAGCTGTTGGCTCGACGCGATCTTGACGCCGCCGGGGTCGATGTCGCCGAGCGTGAGCTTCTGCATCTCGAGCACGCGCGCGCCGATGGATTGCGCGAGCTGGATTTTGTACTTGAGCGGCATCGCCGTCGCCGGCGTGCCGGTGATTTCGTTGAGTTCGGTGCCGCCGTCACCGACGATGAGGACGGGGTCCGCCGAGGCGAAGGACGTCGAGGCGGCGATCGTAGCGAGCGTCAGGCCCGCCACGATTGCGGCCGTGGCGGTCTGGTCGCCGCCCGTCGTTTGCACGAAGCGCTCGACCAGGTCAAGCTGCTTCAGCAGTTCTCTGTTGTCATTGGTACGAGGCATGGTGCGAGGCTCCGGTTACGTACGAGGATTACGAAGAAGTGCCGCCAGCGGCCCACGCATCCGAGACGCCGAGCGTGACGGTTAAGAGATCGATGAGGAAGTCATCGTCCTTCTGGTCGAAGGCCGTGATATGGGTCAGGCCCAAAAGCGGGCCGATCGCAACGGAATTCCGCCGCGTGACGGTCGGCGCTTTCCGTTGGAGCACGATCGAGCGCATCGCGGCGCGCAACGTTTGCCAACCTTGCGTGGTGACCGGGGCGGACGCCGTCGAGCGTGTCGCATACCGCACCGCGAGCATGACGTTCGCGGTGACGGGCGTTTCCGCGCCCTCGGGAATAAGGACCGCCTGCGCATCTGGGAATGCGCTCACCAAGAGCAGCGGTCCATTGCCAACCTTCGCGCGGTCAATCACGCCCCGCGCGACCCAGTCGTCATCGGCCGCGTTGGCGATCGTGACATTTGGTGGCGTCGCGTCGCCCGCCGTTAACGGAATCGACGCGAGCAGTGCATTGACGCCGAGCGACGCGTGCGCGAGATCGGCGGCCACTTGGCGAATGGCGTCAGTGAACATCGTTACTCACCGCCCGCCACGGTAATGCGTTCCATCGCCATGTCGGGCGGTTCGCGCTCGACGCGACGGACGACGTAGTCCGTGCCGTCGATCGTGATGGTGCCGTCCTGCACGACGGTCCCCAGTGCGCCCGCGGGAACCAAGACGGATTGCCGACGCGACACGACGCCGAAGCCCCCGCCATCCTGCGCGAGGGCGTCCTCGGTGTCGAAGTTCGCCGTGACCGTGGACTGGCCATAGCGAACCTCAACGCCGAAGTCGGCGCCGAACGTGTCCAAGTCCTCGTCCCCCAGCATGGATTACAGCGCGTCCTTGATCGCCGCGAACCGCTGGTATTGGCGGATTGCCACGTCGAGGAACTGCGTCGCGACGACGCGGATGCAGCCCTGCGCCGCCAACGTGTACGGATCGACGAGCGCGTCGAATGCCCCCCACTCACCGATCAGGACTTGCGCGGCGTCGCCGTAGATCAAGGCCGAGCAGATCGTGGTCGCCGTGCCTTTCGTGAGATTCGACGGGACCTGATTCGACGCGAAGGCCGGGTAGTTGTTCAAGATCCCGGTCGGAATCTTCGTGCCGTCGAGGAACGCCCCGCCCCAAACTGGCGCCGTGCCGTAGCTCGTGTTCACGTTGTACAGCTTCTTGAGTTTCCCGCGCTGCGTCGGCGTCGTGAAGTACGCGAGCGAGCCCTGATCGCCGTTGGCGTTCGCGACCGTCGTTTCCAGATCGACGATCTTGGCGTAGGTGAGTGCGCCGCCATCCGCGCCGATCGTCACGGAGCCGATGCCCGTGTGCTGGAGAATGCCAGAGGGCTGATTCGAGCCGCCGCCGTTTAAGGCCGCGGAATCAATCCCGAGGGCGAAAATCTCAGCCAGGTCGCCGTCGACGATCTGCTGGAGCGCGATGTTCCCCGAGGCGGCCGCGATGAGCAACTGCTTGGTGTACTTGGCGACCGAAATCGCCGTCTTCATCGCGAGCGCGACCGAATCCGTCGCGAGCGACGACACCGCGGTGTCTGAGCCCGGATTCTCCGCGATCCACGTGAGCGTGCCGGCGCCCGTCTGGCGCGGCAGCGTGAGCGGCCCAGTCAAGCCGGGGATGATCGTCGCGCCCGCGCGGTAGATCACCATACGGTTCCGCAGCATGCTGATGAAATCGCCCGGCTGCGTGAACTTGAATTCCGCGCCCGCGGTGGCGCTGCCGGAATCCAACCCCGTGCGCTCCCGCTCGTCCGCCTGCGACATCATGAGCAGCATCGACGGCAAGAGGGCGCCCGTCGTGTTCGCGCGGAGGTGTGGCGCATTCCGCGCCGTCTCTTCGATCATTTCCCGCTCGAAGCCGAAGTCGATGCGGCCGACTTCGCCCTTCAAGTTCGGGTCGCTCGCCACCTGTGAGAGCAGCGCGCGAGCGTAGTTGAATCGTTTCTTGTCCTTGTCCGTCAAGCCCGGCATCGTCTTGATCGGCTCGGCGGCCTTCTTCGCGGCGAACTCGCGCGCTTCTTTGACCGCGTCCGAGACGGACGTCGCGTTCGCCACCCAGCGCGCCACGGTGTCGGCCGGGAGATTCGGGACGAGCTGCGCGATTTCGCCGTACTGGCGCACGCGGTCGGTCGCTTCCGCTTGGATCTGCTCGCGGATGACTTTGACGTCCGGCGCGACAGGCTCCGCCGGGGTGATGGGGTCTGGCATGATTCTCTCCGTTGGAGGCTGAACTACGGGGACAGCGGATGCGCCGAGTCGATTCGCGAGTACGGCGCGTTGTGCGGGGGTAAGCGAGTCGAGGTTCCGGCCGACGCCAACCATCGGGTCCGCCGGCACGGGCACGAGCGACAATTCGAGTGGCACCCAGTCCGTGTAGGTGCGCGTCACTTGTTTCGTTTTCTTGTCTTCGCGCGAGGTGTACGTGTCGCCGATCTGGTAGCCGATCGAGACCGAGCTGCGGAGATCGTCGAGCACTTCCTGCCGCACGTCCTGCGCGTCGGCGCGCTGCGAAAAGCGCATCCAGCCGCGCATCACACGATCCGTGTCGACCGTGATGTCCTCGACTTTGCCGAGGAACGAATCGGAGTTCCGCCCGTACGAATCGTGATTCAAGAGGAGCGGAAGGCCGCGGCCGAGGGCGGCGCGCTCGAGGTCGACCGACGCGGGCGAGTGGTCGAGCACTTCGACGTAGCGTTCGCCCATCATCCAGTCCCAGCGTTCGACGCCGTGTTCGGATGAGAGCGCCACGGGAATGCGGCCCTTCTTGTCGGGCTCCGTGACGTCGTTCGCGCGATTGCCGTCCGCGGACGGATGGCCGATGCGCAACGTGGCGGGGAAATAGCGCGTTTCCATTAGCCAGCTCTCAGCGTGAGGGATTTCTTTTTGTCGGGCGCAGCCGCCTCGGGCGCATCCGGCGCGGCGGGCGTCTGGTCGAGCGACGGGTTCTGGAGTTCCACGCCGTACTGTTTTGCGAGTTCGGCTTCGCGCTGCTGGCCTTCGAGCACGTCCTCGAAGTCGAGCCCGCGTTCAGCGCAGAGGCGCGAGCGGGTTGTCAGGCAGAGCGCCAATTCTTGGCCGGCCGCGTCGATGTCCTTCGCGGGATCAATCCACGGGAAGCCGCGACACTGCCACTCAATGCGCGTCCAGCGGGACGCATCGAACGAGTTGAGTGCGTCGAGCTTCGCGTTCAGGAGCGCGTAGCGAAGCCAGCCGCGATACAGTCGGTCGAGCACATGGACGCAGAGCATTTCCTGCATCCGCTCCCAGCCGTCGCGCTCGGCGAGCATCCCCACGCGCATCGAGCCGTAATTCGCTTGACTGAGATCGCCGGTGAGGGTCGAGTAGCTGAGTCCAAGCCCGCCCGCGATGTCCTGCTTGATCGCGGTCGTGAAGTTCTGGAACGCGCTCGTCGGATGTTCCGGTGAGAACATTTCGAGCGACTCGCCGGGATTCCCGCGGAAGAACGAGCCAGGGTCCGCGTCGATGGTCTGTTGCTGCGCTCCGGGCGCCGCGTCGTCGGTGGCGTCGCCGATCTCGGGGTCCACCTTGATAAACCCCATCTTGGCGGAGGCGACGCGCGCGGCGACGAGTTCGGCTTCCATGTAGCCGGCGAGCATCCGCTGCGACATCATCACGGGCGCGAACGCCGTGACACCGCGCGTTTGATGCGGACGGCGTGACGTGAAAAGGTGGATAATCCGCTCGGCGGGCACGCGCCGGGCCCGCCGTTGCGCCGCGAGACTGCCGCGCTCGCTCGGGTGAACTTGCAGGAGGTGGTAGGCGACGGGGCGGTCGTAGGCATCGACTTCCACGCCCGCGCGGATTTCGTTCGCGCCGGCGAGCGGCGGGCGCTCCAGTGTTTCGTCGAGGAGATCAGCGTCAAGGAGGTTCAACGCGAAGCCCCAGCCGTTCCGCGCCTCGGGACCCTCAACGATTTCGGCCAGCCATTCGCCGTCGGTTTTCCACGTGCGGAGTGCCAGCCCCAGCACTTCGTTGAGCGAGTGGCGGCCGTCAAGTGTGCACACGCCAGGGCGCGACCAGTCTTTCCACGCGGCTTCAATCGCGGCGTTGGCGCGCGCGTGGAGTGCGCCTTCGGACGTGTAATTCTTCGCCTGCAACTGAATCCCGGTCCCGATGACGTTCTGCTCAACCGCGTCGACGTAGGCGGCGCCGATCGACGTATTGCGGACGAGTTCCCGCGCGCGGACACGGAGCGTGCGGAGGTCACCGCGCTGCTCTTTGTCGGCCGACGCGAGCGGCGTCAGTATCCAATCGAGCGTCAGGCGATTCGACTGCGCGCCCGCGAAGGCGCTCCGCTGGCGGGGTTTCGCGAGTGGCTGAAGCCCAAGGCGCGACAAGACGCGCTGCCAAACCGGGGGCTTGCTCACGACGCGATCCCCACGCCTGGCGTGACGAACTGCGCGACCATACTCGCGCGGGGCTTCCCTTTGTTCTGGAGCGCCCGGACCCGCGCGGCGTACACGACTTCGAGCTTGACGAGTTGCAGGATCGGGATTTTCGCGATCGAGCGCGTGCCGATCGAATACGACTCATGGTCCGTCGTCAGGCGGCCCGCAATCGCCGAGCGGATGAGCGTGAGCTTGCGCTGGCAGTCCTCGAGCCCGCCGTCCGCGGTGACGGTGCCGGGGTCCAAATTGACGCGAATCGCCCCGGTCGCGATGGTGTAGCGCGCACTCGCGAGGGTGGCCG